ATCAATTATAACCAGAGACAGCGCTCGGGCTGCAGGAACCGCGAATTCCGCACTTGAAAACCTGCTGACTACCTGGAAGAAGTTCTCAGACAACCAACTCTCCGGACCGATCCGCAATCTCACCGAGGCCCTGGATAAACTTGAACCCGGCACCGTTGAGCGCTGGATGAATATCGGCAAGTATACGGTTATGGCAGCGGGGGCTTTGATTGCCGCTCGAAAAGCATACGGGCTCTATCAGGCAGGGCGCGACCTGTTCCGTGGTGGTAAAGGGGGAGTGCCAGGGGGCGGGCCTCTCGGAGGATTCGGCGGTGCCGGGCCGGTGCCTGTCTACGTGGTCAACAAACCAGGACTCACAGGTTCCGGAGGATACGACCCTTACCGAACCCCTGATTATAGCGGGAGGAGGACACCCCCGGTTGTTCCTCCCCTCCCGGGCGGCGCAGCACTTCTGAAGATGTCAGGTTTAGCCGCTATCGCAGGCCTGATCGCGGGATGGGGAGCCCCGCAACTGCACAAACTGTTCGGAGGTACCGGCGATTATCTCGAACCAGGGACATTCCCCGGCGAATCCGGCCCCCAGCGTGCGGTTCCTAAGAACGACATCAAGATTGACATCCAGATCGACGATCGCGGCCGGGTCACCACCAAAACAAACGGCATGAGCAACACCGTCAACACCATGAAGCGCGGCAGTTTCTTCGACGCGATCACGGCCATGCCGGCGGGGTACTGAGATGGCGAAAACCGACATAGCATATCTCTCCGATATCCTCCTGCAGATGGAGACCATTGAGGACGGTTTTGAAGTATCAATCGCCCGCTACGAGTACCCGTATGCCGACGGCGCCGACCTGGAGAACATGGGGCAGAAGGCCCGGATAATCCGGGTCCGTTGTTTTTTCTGGGACGGATCAGACAACGTCACCTACGACGATCACATCCAGCTGATCAACCGGCTGCAGCAGAAGGACTTGCTGCCGTTCCGCCATCCAAAGTACGGTCTCACCCAGGTTATGGTCGAGGAAATGTCGGTCCGGCATGACGATACCGAGCGAACCGCCGAGGTTGATCTGACCCTGGTCGAGCATCTGCGCACCGAGATTATCATCGAGCAGGGCGAAGTGTCCGCCGATGCCGAGGGTGAGTTCGTCGAGGGTCAGGTGGAGCAGCAAACGGAATTAGGCGAGGATGCCGCGGCGGCCCTGGGTGATAACCGGGGCTTCGTCGCCCAGACGCTCGATGCCGCCACCGGCATTTATGCCCAGTTTACCGGGGCCGCCCTGGCCGCCCGTGAATTCGTCCGGGAGGTGGACTTGTACGTCACCAGGTTCCAGGCCACGGTGACCGAGCTGACCAATCCGATCAACTCGCTGCAGGCGACAGTCAGCTACACCACCAGCCTGCCGGGCCGGGTGATCGGGCCGATCGCGGCGGCAGTGGAGCGCACGGCGAGGTTGTACGACTCGCTGCGCAGTTCTCCGGGCCGGTTTTTGGCCAGTTTCAAACAGGGCTGCGCCGCGCTGGAGGAGTCTGTCGAGGCTTTCTCCCCCAATACCAGCCAGGTGGGGAACGCCGCCCGCTCGATGATGCTCAAGCACTTGCGCATCGCGGTCGCGCAACGGATGGCGCTCGAAGCGGCCTATCTCTACACCGAGGATGAGACGAAACGGCAGACGGTTCGCCGGGCGGAGAAAACCCGCAGTTTCGATATCCTCGGCCGCTATGTCAAACCGCAGCCGACCGAGGCGGTGCTGAACGTCCGGGAGCTGGAGTCGTCACTGTCCGATGTCCGCGGGATGCTCCAGGTGGCGGTTGACGAGGCCCGCGGGATGCGCTCGCTGCAGACCATGGCCCGGCTGCTCCTGGAGCACGTCAACACCGTGAAGCTGGAGAGGGAAAAGATCCTCGATGTGACGCTGGATAACGCAATACCGCTGCACCTGGTCTGCCTGCGCTATGGCCTGCCCTACAACTATGCCGAGCGGATACGGTCGATCAATCCGACCCTGCGCAATCCGAATTTCACCGCCGGGGAGGTCAGCATCTATGTCCGATAGCGTCTCCCTGCTGATCGACAAGCAGCGGATCACGAACTTTCTTGAGTACACGGTGGAGGCTGATCTCTACACTGCCGACGATGCCTTTTCGATGGTGCTGTCGAATCCGGACGTGGCGATCCGCGCCGGCCAACAGTGCGAGTTATACGTGAACGACACGCTGGAGTTGACCGGGATTATCGACCGCTGTGGTCGATCATACGACAAGTCCGGGGTCAAGCTGCGGGTCGAGGGCCGCGACCTGATGGGTCTGCTGGTTGATTCCAGTTGCGAGCAGTTCGTGGACGTGCAAGGCAAGACGGTCAAGAGCCTTACGGAAATGCTGCTGCGGACGGTGCCGTTCATCAACCGGAAAAACATCGTCTACCAGGAAAATATTATCGGCAAGCTGTCGGGGAAGAAGCAGACGGTATCCCAGCCGGTGGTCGGCTTCCTGGACACGCCGCAGAAGATCAGCAAGATCGATCCCGGCATGACGGTGTTCGAGGTTCTACGGACCTATTCCGCCAGCCGGGGCATGATGTTTTACGCCCTGCCGGACGGCACCTTTGTTTTCGGGCGACCGAAGGCGGGCGGCGAGGCGGCGTTTTCGCTGACCTGTAACGTTGACGGGAACGGCAACAATACCCTTGAAGGCGAACACCTGGAGGATCTCTCGAAACGCTACTCGAAGCTGACGGTGATCTCCCAGGGCCAGGGCTGGGACGAGGATGGCGAGGACACCGGCAAGGTGAACGTGAAGGTCAGCCGGGATAATCCGGACTTCCCTTTTTACAAGCCCTTTGTGACCAGGCTGACAAACGATTCGCAGAGCCCGGAGCTGGCCGCCCGGCTCTTGCTGGAAAAACAGCTGCACGATGGTTTCCAGCTGTCGTACCGGGTGCCGCGACACAGCCAGGAAGGACGGAATTGGACGATCAACGAGCTGGCCCGGGTGAAGGATGAAAAGCTCGGTCTCGACGGGACCTATCTCATTTTCGGCCGGACGTTCGAATTGACAAAGCAGGGCATGTTTACCCGCCTGCGGCTCGGCTATCCGGGGGTGGTGGCATGATCCGCGCCATTATTATCCAGGTGCTCGAGGGCGTCATCAAACGATTTTCCGCTTCCGGGCGGCCGGACGAAACTCTCGCCAACCGGGAGTATTTTCAGCATTACGGCCTGACTTCTCGGCCACTGGCCGGGGCGGAGGGCATTGTCATCCGCGAGGGGAATCACATTGTCATGATCGCGTCCGACGATCGTCGTTATCGGCTGGCAATCGAGAGCGGCGAGGTGGCCCTCTATGATGACCTCGAGCAGCGGGTCCACCTGACCCGTGACGGCATCATGGTGGTCAGCCCACTCCGGATCGATGCGCAGGCGCCGGTGATCCGCGCCGAGGCGACGGAGAAGATCGAGGCGGCCGCGCCGCTGATCGATGCCCAGGCGAGCGAGAAGATCACCGCCGGAGCCCCGGAGATCGAGGCAACCGCCACAACGAAGATAGCGGCATCCGCGCCGAATGTCGAGGTAACCGCGACGGTGAAAGTGGTGTTTACGTCGCCATTGGTGGAGGTCTCGAACAACCTGACTGTTGGGGGAAACGCAACGATCACCGGCAACGCCAAGGCGCAAAACGTAACGGCCGTCAGCAACGTGGCCGACCAGAACGGAGCTAAAACCATGGCCGGTATGCGTGGATCGTATAATCCCCATAAGCATGTCGAGTCCGGTGCGATTACCTTTGCGCCGGGATCAGGAGACCAGATGTAATGGACTTTGCAATAGATCTTACCAACGGCTACCCGGGCATGACCTACGAAAAAGCAAACACGATCCTGAACAACGTCTACCTGTCGCTGAGTGTGGTGAAAGGTTCGTTTTTTGCCGCTCCGGAGTTCGGGATGAGCCGGCGGGGGCGGATGAAGAACACCGCCGAGAACGCGAAGCTGATCCGTGACGATGCAATTTTCGCCCTGCAATGGCTGCTGGATTCCAAACGGGCCACGTCGGTCCAGGTCAACACGGAACGGGACATGAGTCAGGACCTGTACCGGCTCAAGTTACTGGTTACCGTCACCCAGGCGGATGGTCGCAGAGTGTCGTTTGAAAAATTTGTGGAGGTTGTATGAACGCAACTTTGCCAGGCTTTGATGAGCTATTTAATAACCTGTTAACCGACTATAAAAACCAGTTTCCGGAGGTGGATATTTCCCAGGGCAGTCTGGTGTTCATCAAAAGCTCCTGTTACGCCTCGGCCCTCTGGGGATTGTACCAATACCAGGAGTGGATCGCCCGGCAGATCCTCCCTGATACGGCTGACACCGAATATCTGCAGCGTCATGCCTGGGTGCGGGGTGTGGAGCGCAAGCTCGGCGAAACCGACGCGGCCCTGCTGGCCCGGCTGCTGGAGTATATCCGCAGGCCACCGGCGGGCGGCAATCGCTATGATTACGTCAAGTGGGCGCAAGCGGTCCAGGGCGTGGCCTCGGCACTCTGTATCCCGACCGGACAGGGGCCTGGCACGGTGGATGTGGTGATCCTGGCCGACCCGGTTACCACCGGCTCCGAGATCCCTGCCGCCGGCCTATTGGAAGCGGTCTACGCCTACATCATCGATCTTCACCCGGCCGCCTCTCTGATGACGAGAGTCCTGGCTCCGGAGATCCTCACCACGGACATCACCATTACCCTGAATGCGCCGGGCATCAATCCGGTCACGGTTGCTCAGGATATCACGGCCTATGTGGCGTCACTGCCGCTGGGCAAGAGTCTCTACATATCACAGCTTATCAGCCTGGTGCTCGGTACCAACGAAGGCGACGTGACCGTGTCCGCACCGGTTGCCAATGTCATCGCCACCAATTACCAGGTGGTACGGACGGGGGTGGTCAGTGTCACATAGCGACGTCTTGCAGTTGCTGTTTCCTCTGGAACTGACCGGCGTTTTCGCGGGTGATTTGGCAGTAGAAGGGGCGTCCCTGGACACCGCCCAGGCCTGGGCCGAGACGCTGCTGACGGAGATGCTCGCTAGTCGGGCCTATATCCTACTATCCGACTGGGAGCGGGTAACCGGTATCGTGCCGAGCACCGACGAACCACTGCAATCGCGCCGCGATCGGGTCGTTCGGAAGCTGCGGGAGCTGGGGGATATAAAGAAGCCATACTACGAGGCATTGGCCCGGTCTTTCGGCTATGAGTTTTATATACAGGAGTATATCCCGACCATGGCCGGCTGGGTCTGCGCCGGCGACGAACTGACCACCAACGATGATCCGGCTATCTTATTCATTTGGAATGCACACATTTTCGGCCAGTCGATTTACTATTTCCACGCGG